ATGGACGAATCAAGAAAGCAGTTTTTGGAATGGTGGAGACACCCTGAGCAAGAAGAGCTTCGGAAAAGTTGCGCTGAGGGATGGGGAGAGAAAATATGGTCTGCTTCACGTTCTGCTATTTCGATTGAGTTGCCAGCAAAAAATGATATTTCCAGCGATGACTACTCCATTCCTGACCTGGTTGATTGGGATGATGGAAGAAACGCTGGAATTCAGGAATGCGCAGAAGCCATCCACGTCGCTGGAATCAAAGTGAAGGAGTGAGTATGAGCAAAGTATCAAGAGGAATGAAAATATCGCTTATTTTCATCCTTAATCCTCATCGTATCTTTTTGGCTTCAGTAGTATTGCTGTCATATTTTGTTTATTGGTTAGCAGATAAATTTGATGATTTTGCGGGATGGCTTGAGAATTTTGCGAATGCGAGGTTTAAGTCATGGCCGCTTCTCGGAGAGAGGATGTCTGACGAATTAAACCAGTATTATGCGGAAAAGAGCAAGGAGTAGAGCAGGAGGGCAAGTGAAGCAATTATTCCTGCTTCGCAACGAAGCAATCAGAAATAACGCCATAGACGCCATTCTCTCACTACCAATCGACGACAAGTCACCCCACGAAGTCCACGTCAAAGAACCTAAGCGAACCAAAGCGCAGAACGACCGTATGTGGCCGATGCTTCAGGACGTTTCCCGTCAGGTGCTATGGCATGGTCAACGACTGTCTCCAGAAGACTGGAAAGACATCTTCACCGCGCTGTGGCTCAAGACTAAAAAGCTGGAGCAAAGAAGCGTACCCGGTATTGACGGCGGTGTTGTTCTTCTTGGGGTACGTACCAGCAAAATGAGGAAGGCCAGCATGACAGAGCTTATCGAAATCATGTTCTGGTTCGGCTCAGAACATAACGTGCGATGGAGTGATGATTACCGGCGTGAGTATGAATGGTCACAACGAAAGGGGAGAGCTGCATGACTATCAAATCAAATACGCCAGCACACGACAAGGACTGCTGGCAAACGCCACTTTGGCTTTTTGATGCGCTGGATATTGAGTTTGGATTCTGGCTGGATTCGGCAGCGAGCGACAAAAATGCGCTGTGCGCTCACTGGCTAACCGAGTCCGACGACACACTCAATTCTGAGTGGATAAGCTGCGGTGCAATCTGGAATAACCCACCGTACAGCAATATCAGGCCGTGGGTGGAAAAAGCCGCTGAGCAGTGCGTACAACAGCGACAGACGGTAGTGATGCTTGTACCGGAGGATATGTCTGTCGGATGGTTCAGCAAGGCTCTTGAGAGCGTTGACGAAGTTCGCATTATCACTGATGGGCGGATTAATTTCATTGAACCATCGACGGGGCTGGAGAAGAAGGGAAACAGCAAAGGCTCCATGCTACTGATTTGGCGACCGTTCATCAGTCCACGACGGATGTTTACTACCGTATCTAAAGCAGCATTAATGGCGATTGGGCATGGCGTCAGGAGAGCAGCATGAGACGACAGCGACGAAGTATCACCGACATAATCTGCGAAAACTGCAAATACCTGCCAACGAAACGCTCCAGAAATAAACCCAAGCCAATCCCCACAGAAAGTCAGGTAAAGACATTCGATTATGTCTATGGGCTGTTGCAGTCCAAATGGAACCGCATGAGGAGAACGCGATGATTGACCCCAATCGAAGTTATGAGCAAGAGAGCATAGCAAGGGCAATGTGCGCAGGATGTAACAAGCAACTGGCACCTGATGAAATTTACGCCTGTGCAGAATGTGTTAACGAATGGCTGGTATATCGCGATCCGAATGGAGATATGTCGAATGAGGAAGGTAAGGCGGCGTTGTAAGAACGAAGAGTGCAGGGAATGGTTCTTCCCGCAATTTCAGAACCAACAGTGGTGTTGTGTTGATTGTGGTACGAAGTTAGCACTCGAACGACGAAGCAAAGAACGCGAAAAAGCAGCAGAGAAGAAACGACGACGAGAGGAGCAGAGACAGAAAGATAAACTGAAGATTCGAAAGCTCGCCTTAAAACCCCGCAGTTACTGGATTAAACAAGCCCAACAAGCCGTAAACGCCTTCATCAGAGAAAGAGACCGCGACTTACCATGTATCTCATGCGGAACGCTCACGTCTGCTCAGTGGGATGCCGGACATTACCGGACAACTGCTACGGCACCTCAACTCCGATTTGATGAACGCAATATTCACAAGCAATGCGTGGTGTGCAACCAGCATAAAAGCGGAAATCTCGTTCCGTATCGCGTCGAACTGATTAATCGTATCGGGCAAGAAGCAGTAGACGAAATCGAATCAAACCATAACCGCCATCGCTGGACTGTCGAGGAGTGCAAGGCGATCAAGGCAGAGTACCAACAGAAACTCAAAGACCTGCGAAATAGCAGAAGTGAGGCCGCATGACGTTCTCAGTAAAAACCATTCCAGACATGCTCGTTGAAGCATACGGAAACCAGACAGAAGTAGCACGGCGCTTATCGTGCCACCGCAACACAGTCAGGCGTTATCTGTACGACAAAGAAGCCAGGCATCACGCCATCGTTAACGGCGTTTTAATGATTCATCAGGGCGGGAGAGGTATCTATGACCGTAACCAGCATTAACCAGGCGAAACAGCAGCGTGAACGTGATGAGGCTGAATTACGCAGCGTCAGAGAGATGACGGAGCAACACCAGAAGGCGATGGATTATCTGCATGAGCGAGAGCGTGAACTGGTGAACCGGCTTGGATTGAACAAGCCGTCGGGAGGCAATGCTGCATGAGTATACGAGAATTGAACCTCACTAAAGAGCAGCATGACTGGCTTAATGGGTGGCTTGAGCTATGGGGGGCATGGGTTTATTCAGGAAGACTCGAAAAACGCATGAGCAGCGTTATAGCGCAGTTCATGGAGAGCGTAGAGCCGGGGAGAGTTATGACAAGACCAATGTGCAATGATGATGATGGAATGTTGATTTCTCAGGTCGTCGATTCCGTCATGTACATTGACAAGAAAGCCTTTGGCATCCTCCTCAGCTACTACGCTCATGGTTCATCCAAGCGAGCAATTGCATCTTACTATCACGCGACTGCAAAGCCACGCAAGATGTGTGGACGTGGTGGCGAGGGATGGAGAAAACCTTCACTGGCAACCTGTAGAAATGAAATTGACGACATCCTGAAAGCGTCATTATTTGTTTTATACCAGCCAATGCAAAAAGCTTTCAAAATGCGTAAACGTGTTGAGAAAGTTAAGCATGTTGCTGTTAAAAGCCTTGACATGCAATTATCCATTTAGCCATAATTAGAAGGTAAGCTGCCGTTAGTGACTCTTAAGTTGCAACGGTGGCTTTTTTATTTGGGTCAGTCGTATAAAGGTCATTACGGAAGGCTGTTAACCTTCTTATCGTGGTTCGAGTCCACGCTGTCCCGCCAAACATGCTGGTTTAGCTCCAATGGTAGAGCAGTCGCCTTGTAAGCGAATGGGTAGCGGTTCAAGTCCGTTAACCAGCACCATAACTGAGCCGTAGCCACTGGCTATCCTGAACTAATCAGTGATAGTTATGCTGCGGCCTTCTACACATGACCTTCGCGAAAGCGGGTGGCAAGAGGTTGCGATAACAACCTCCTGCCGTTTTGCCCGTGCATATCGGTCACGAACAAATCTGATTACTAAACACAGTAGCCTGGATTTGTTCTATCAGTAATCGACCTTATTCCTAATTCAATAGAGCAAATCCCCTCAATAAAGGGGGTAGAGCATGTACCGTATGGACAAAATCAGAGAATGGTTCAGTTACAGCTTCGGAGGACTGACTGCGATGGGTGGCATTCTCTCCCTGAATGACTGGGCTGTAATCATTGGTATTCTTTGTACTGTCGGCACATTTGGCATCAACTGGTACTACAAACGCAAAGAGCGTGAGGACAGATTGAATGGCAATGTCACCGGCACTACGAAATAGCGTAATAGCGGCGATAAGTGGCGGGGCTATTGCTATAGCATCTGTGTTAAACACTGGACCGAGTGGTAACGATGGTCTGGAAGGTGTCAGCTACATACCATACAAAGATATTGTTGGTGTATGGACTGTATGCCACGGACACACCGGAAAAGACATCATGCTCGGTAAAACGTATACCGAAGCAGAATGCAAAGCCCTCCTGAATAAAGACCTTGCCACGGTCGCCAGACAAATTAACCCGTACATCAAAGTCGATATACCGGAAACAACGCGCGGCGCTCTTTACTCGTTCGTCTACAACGTTGGTGCTGGCAATTTCAGAACATCGACGCTTCTTCGCAAAATAAACCAGGGCGATATCAAAGGTGCATGTGATCAGCTACGGCGCTGGACATACGCTGGCGGTAAGCAATGGAAAGGGCTGATGACCCGTCGTGAGATTGAGCGTGAAGTCTGTTTGTGGGGGCAACAATGAGCATGATTTGCTTTTTCATGGCAGCGTTGCTCGCATTTAATGGCAACGATGCGTGGCCGTGGTTTCTGGCCGTTGGGGTGTTGATGTCATGAGTCGGTTAACCGCGATTATCTCCGCTCTGGTTATCTGCATCATCGTCTGCCTGTCATGGGCTGTTAATCATTACCGTGATAACGCCATCGCCTACAAAGAGCAGCGCGACAAGGCCGCATCCACAATCGCTGATATGCAGAAGCGGCAACATGATGTAGCAGAACTCGACGCCAGATACACAAAGGAGCTTGCTGATGCTAACGCGACTATCGAAAGTCTCCGTGCTGATGTTTCTGCTGGTCGTAAGCGCCTGCAAGTCGCCGCCACCTGTGCAAAGTCAACGACCGGAGCCAGCGGCATGGGCGATGGAGAAAGCCCAAGACTTACAGCAGATGCTGAACTCAATTATTACCGTCTCCGAAGTGGAATCGACAAGATAACCGCGCAGGTTAACTATCTGCAAGAGTACATCAGGACGCAATGCCTGAAATAATTTTTTTGCAAATCACAAAGTCAATTTAATGAGCCTCGCGATGCGGGGCTTTTTGCAATAAATGCGTACCGCAACGCATGTTTTTTTACACCGAACCTGCCCCTTTGGAATGGGCCTTTGAGGATACCAGTTAGTGCTGGCGAGCCTCGGTGGGCTGGTTTCCTGTGCGGCAAAGGTTCATTTCAAAGAGTAGGTACACGCTATGAAATCATTAACCCTCTTCAATCAACCAATTCGTATCGGTGAAGATGGCATGATCTGCCTCACTGATATGTGGAAAGCCAGTGGTAAAAGTGAATCTGAATCTCCGTACCACTACCTGCGAAACAAGCAGACCAAAGAGTTCTTGGCTGAGCTGGAGAAAAACCACGAATCTGTGGTTTTTACGGAACGCGGTGTACACGGTGGAACATATGGAGGAAAGTTTGTTGCTTATGATTACGCAGCATGGCTAAACCCCGGATTTAAATATGCAGCCTATAAAGTCCTGGATGACTACTTCACCGGAGAACTTCAGCATCGCAACAGCTTAAGTGCGCAGCTCAATATGAAGTGTCATGAGTTTGATCAGAAAAAAGATATGGCGAGCTTCTGTGGGCAAGGGCTGGCGGCATGGCGCTATACGAAGCCAGTGTTGGTCGCTGAGATTAACTCCCTGGCTAACCAGCTGCAGATAACGATCCCCGGGCTTCCGGGATGAGTGATCGTGTCATTGAATGCGCCTCCAGAGCGGGGCGCGACTTCTCAGAGTTCATGAAAGGCGAGAAGGGCATGATGGAAGCATTGGCCTCGGTGGATGAGTTTGGCGAGCAGCTGCGCCTCAACGGCTGTGTCAATCATCACTTTGTTAGCTACATGATGCGGAACTCGATCATGCAGGCATTCATGGACATGGCAAAAGCCGAGAGGAAAGAAGAGCGCCGGCGTAAGCGAGCGGAAGCAAAAGCGAAGTAGCCATTACAAAGCCTATCTACGGGTGGGCTTGATAATGAAACCGGAATTTATTCTGGGCAACCAGTTACGGCAGTACAGCGAAACAACCCAAGCCAGAAAGTGGGGAAATAACACTGGCAGCCACTGAAAGATGAACCTCCTGCCTTATGGCAAAAAAGATTCTTTGTGGTGGCGGACTGATGGAAAGACATCGGTTATTGCAGAGACCATTCAATGAGTGGTCTCGACAATGGCTTATACCCTACACGGGATAACTTAACTGATATCCCTTTTAACGGATAAACGGAGCCAACAATGGCAGAGATTACCGCATTGACAGAATTACAGCAGATGAACCTCGATATCCTTCGTCTGGTGCAGAGTGATACCGCAGCGGCAGAAAAGGCGATCACCTTTGTTAACGGCAGCAAACTGAACTTCGAGCTATTCAAAGACCAACTGGTACTGGCTTCCGGTGAAGGTACCGCGCTGGCTCGTGCTGAGAAGGCAATCCGAGAAGCTAAAGAAGCACTGGACCTGTTCACTACCGGAGCATAAGAAATGCCACTTAAAAAAGGTCGAAGCAAAAAAGTTATCGGTGAAAACATCGCAACCGAAATCAAAGCTGGCAAGCCAAAAGACCAGGCGATCGCAATCGCTATGAGTAAGGCCGGTAAGAATAAAAAGAAAGGAAAATAATTATGGCACTCACTGACAAACAGGAGATGTTCTGTCGTGAGTACCTCGTTGATTTGAACGCCACGCAAGCGGCTATTAGGGCGGGGTACAGCGAGAAGACAGCCCCGGTAATTGGAAGCGAAAACCTTACTAAACCTAATGTACAGGATCGTATTGCAGAATTAAAAGGCGAACGTAACGCTAAAGTGGAGATTGACGCAGCCTACGTGCTACGTCGACTTGTTGAAATTGACCAAATGGATGTTCTCGACATCATGACCGATGACATGAGCATCAAGCCGGTTTCTGAATGGCCTGCATCATGGCGTCGTTATCTGAGCGGGTTCGATCTGGCTGATATGTTTGAAGGCCGGGGAGAAGACCGCGAAATGGTCGGCATCCTGAAGAAAATCAAATGGCCTGACAAGGTGAAGAACCTCGAGCTTCTTGGTAAGCATATCGATGTACAGGCATTCAAAGAGAAAGTAGAGCACTCCGGAGAAATCAGTCTGATTGATCGCATTCAGGAGGCCCGTAAACGAGCGAGAGGTAAGTGATGTCAGATTTTGAGGCAATGCTTGCCGAGGATATGGGAGAGTTTTTCTATGATCCGCTCGGATGGGTTATGTATGCGTTTGATTGGGGTAAAGGTGAGCTTTCTGGATATGACGGCCCAGATGAATGGCAGAGAGAGTTTTTGTCAGACTGGGGTAACGCCATCAGCGAGAATGATTTTGACGGCGTGATGCCTGTTGAAGCATATCGATGTGCTACCAGTTCAGGGCATGGCATCGGGAAGTCGGCATTAACAGCCTGGATCATTCTCTACATCATGAGCACCCGGCCACAATGCAAGGGTGTTGTCACCGCCAACACATCTGAGCAACTTCGCACAAAAACGTGGGGCGAGCTTGGTAAGTGGAAGAAGCGTTGCATTACCGGACATTGGTTCGAGTACAACAACGGCAAAGGCAACATGAATATCTACCATGTGGATCACATGGAGTCATGGCGCTGTGACGGACAGACCTGTCGAGAGGAAAACAGCGAGTCTTTTGCTGGACTTCATGCGGCAACATCAAGCCCGTTTTATATCTTCGACGAAGCCTCAGCTGTACCAGACAAGATTTGGGAAGTTGCTGAAGGTGGTTTGACTGATGGAGAGCCGTTCTGGTTTGCATTCGGAAACCCCACACGTAACACGGGGAGATTCCGCGAGTGCTTCCGCAAGTTCAAACATCGTTGGCGTCGCCGTCAAATAGACAGCCGACTTGCCAAGATGACTAATAAAGCGCTGATAGAAGAATGGGCTAGCGACTATGGAGAAGATAGTGACTTCTTCAAAGTGCGTGTTCGCGGCCTGTTCCCTTCATCATCTGAAATCCAGTTCATCCCTCAGCATTACGCTGATTCCGCAATGAATCGACAGCTTGAACACAGCCAGTACGGATTTGCTCCGAAGATAATTGGCGTTGACCCGGCATATACCGGTAGTGATGAGGCGTCTATCTACATGAGGCAGGGGCTGCATTCCAGATTACTCGGAACCTACCAGAAAACTGATGATGACGTTAAGTTCGCGCAGATTGTTGCCGGGTTTGAAGATGAGCACAAGGCTGATGCTGTGTTCATCGACTTTGGTTACGGCACCGGTATTCACTCAATTGGCAAGTCATGGGGTAGGGGATGGCGTCTGGTCAACTTTGCTGGCGAATCGAAAGATCCTCAGATGCTTAACAAGCGCGGTGAGATGTGGAACGCGCTGAAAAGTTGGCTGAACGAAGGTGGAAGCATCGATGATCAGCAAACATCTGATGAAATAGTTGCTCCTGAATACAAGGTGAAACTCGACGGAAAGATTGTTCTTGAATCCAAGGACGAAATGAAACGTCGCGGTGTTCCCTCTCCAAACAGGGCCGATGCGCTGGCGCTGACATTTGCATTCCCGGTAGTCAAAAACAAACCATCAAAAGCAATCCCCGCACCGATTAGACCAGTACGCAGAGGACGATAATGGCCGACAATGAAAACAGGCTGGAGAGCATCCTGTCGCGCTTTGATGCGGACTGGACAGCCAGTGATGAAGCCAGACGAGAGGCAAAGAATGATCTCTTCTTCTCCCGTGTATCTCAGTGGGATGACTGGCTATCACAATATACAACGCTGCAATATCGTGGACAGTTCGATGTAGTACGTCCCGTGGTGCGCAAGCTCGTTTCTGAGATGCGTCAGAACCCTATTGATGTTCTGTATCGTCCAAAGGACGGAGCAAGCCCTGACGCTGCTGATGTGCTAATGGGCATGTATCGCACAGACATGCGGCATAACACGGCTAAAATCGCGGTTAACATCGCTGTTCGTGAGCAGATTGAAGCAGGTGTAGGTGCGTGGCGTCTGGTCACTGACTACGAAGACCAAAGTCCAACGAGCAACAATCAGGTTATCCGTCGAGAGCCTATCCATAGTGCCTGTTCCCATGTTATATGGGACAGCAACAGCAAGCTGATGGATAAGTCTGACGCCCGTCACTGCACAGTTATCCACTCAATGAGCCAGAATGGCTGGGAGGATTTCGCAGAAAAATACGACCTCGATGCTGATGATATTCCATCATTCCAGAACCCCAACGATTGGGTATTTCCATGGCTGACGCAGGACACAATTCAGATCGCTGAGTTTTACGAAGTGGTCGAGAAGAAAGAGACGGCGTTTATCTATCAAGACCCGGTTACGGGTGAGCCGGTAAGCTACTTTAAGCGCGATATTAAAGACGTCATCGACGACCTGGCTGACAGTGGATTTATCAAAATTGCAGAGCGCCAGATTAAGCGTCGCCGGGTATACAAATCGATTATCACCTGCACCGCAGTACTCAAAGACAAGCAGCTCATTGCTGGCGAACATATCCCCATTGTTCCGGTATTCGGCGAGTGGGGCTTCGTTGAAGATAAAGAAGTGTATGAGGGTGTCGTCCGCCTGACAAAAGACGGTCAGCGTCTGCGCAACATGATTATGTCGTTCAACGCCGACATCGTGGCCCGTACTCCGAAGAAGAAGCCGTTCTTCTGGCCTGAACAGATTGCAGGCTTTGAGCATATGTATGACGGTAACGACGATTACCCGTATTACCTGCTCAATCGCACGGATGAGAACAACGGAGAAATGCCAACTCAGCCGCTGGCATATTACGAAAACCCGGAGGTCCCGCAAGCCAACGCCTACATGCTGGAAGCAGCCACCGCGGCAGTGAAAGAAGTCGCGACGCTAGGTGTTGATGCAGAGGCGGTAAACGGTGGACAGGTAGCCTACGACACTGTTAACCAGCTAAACATGCGCGCTGACCTTGAGACATACGTGTTTCAGGATAATCTGGCTACCGCTATGCGCCGTGACGGTGAGATTTACCAGTCGATAGTTAATGACATCTACGATGTTCCTCGCAACGTGGTAATCACCCTTGAGGATGGCAGTGAAAAAGAGGTTCAGCTAATGGCTGAGGTTGTTGACCTTGCCACTGGTGAACGGCAGGTACTGAACGATATCAGGGGGCGCTATGAGTGCTACACGGATGTTGGGCCATCATTCCAGTCCATGAAGCAGCAAAACCGCGCAGAAATTCTTGAGTTGCTCGGCAAGACGCCACAGGGAACGCCAGAATATCAACTGCTGTTGCTTCAGTACTTCACCCTGCTTGATGGTAAAGGTGTTGAGATGATGCGTGACTATGCCAACAAGCAGCTTATTCAGATGGGCGTTAAGAAGCCAGAAACGCCCGAAGAGCAGCAATGGTTAGTAGAGGCGCAACAAGCCAAACAAGGTCAACAAGACCCGGCAATGGTTCAGGCTCAGGGCGTACTCCTGCAGGGGCAGGCTGAACTGGCTAAAGCTCAGAACCAGACGCTGTCCCTGCAAATCGATGCAGCTAAAGTCGAAGCGCAGAACCAGCTTAACGCTGCCAGAATCGCAGAAATCTTCAACAACATGGACCTCAGTAAACAATCTGAGTTTAGAGAGTTCCTTAAAACCGTTGCCTCATTCCAGCAGGACCGCAGCGAAGACGCTCGCGCAAATGCTGAGTTACTCCTTAAAGGCGATGAACAGACGCACAAGCAGCGAATGGACATTGCTAACATCCTGCAATCGCAGAGACAAAATCAACCTTCCGGCAGTGTAGCCGAGACACCTCAATAAGAGAGTTAATCATGGAACCAACCACCGAAATTCAGGCAACTGAAGACTTAACCCTGTCCGGCGATCATGCAGCGGCATCTGCTGATAGCTTAGTTGTCGATAATGCCAACGACAATGCAGGTCAGGAAGAGGGATTTGAGATTGTCCTGAAGGACGATGAGACAGCACCAAAACAAGACCCGGCAAAAAAACGCAGAATTCGCCCGCCGCCGCATCGAGCGCAAACGACAGCGCGAGCTTGAGCAGCAGATGGAGGCAGTTAAACGCGGAGAATTGCCGGAGAGTTTACGGGTAAACCCTGACCTTCCACCTCAGCCGGATATTAATTCCTATCTGTCAGAAGAAGGCCTGGCTAAATATGACTACGACAACAGCCGTGCGCTTGCCGCTTTCAATGCTGCTAATACCGAATGGCTAATGAAAGCGCAGGACGCCCGCAGCAATGCCGTAGCAGAACAGGGGCGCAAGACTCAGGAGTTTACCCAGCAATCAGCGCAATACGTCGAAGCTGCCCGCAAACATTACGATGCGGCGGAAAAACTCAACATCCCTGATTATCAGGAGAAAGAAGACGCATTTATGCAACTGGTTCCGCCTGCGGTTGGGGCCGACATTATGCGTCTATTCCCTGATAAATCCGCCGCGCTCATGTACCACCTTGGTGCAAACCCGGAAAAGCCCGCCAGTTGCTGGCGATGGATGGGCAGTCCGCGCTGATTGAACTCACTCGACTATCCGAACGCTTAACTCTCAAGCCTCGCGGTAAACAAATCTCTTCCGCTCCCCCCTGCTGACCAGCCGATTACCGGTGATGTCAGCGCAGCAAATAAAGATGCCATTCGTAAACAGATGGATGCGGCTGCGAGCAAGGGCGATGTGGAAACCTACCGCAAGCTAAAGGCAAAACTTAAAGGAATCCGATAATGGCTTTGAACGAAGGTCAAATTGTTACACTGGCGGTAGATGAAATCATCGAAACCATCTCCGCAATCACTCCAATGGCGCAGAAAGCCAAGAAATACACCCCGCCTGCTGCTTCTATGCAGCGCTCCAGCAATACCATCTGGATGCCTGTAGAGCAGGAGTCACCCACTCAGGAGGGCTGGGATTTAACTGATAAAGCGACAGGGTTACTGGAACTTAACGTCGCGGTAAACATGGGAGAGCCGGATAACGACTTCTTCCAGTTGCGTGCTGATGACTTGCGAGACGAGACTGCGTATCGTCACCGTATCCAGTCAGCAGCTCGCAAGCTGGCGAATAACGTTGAGTTGAAAGTCGCAAACATGGCCGCCGAGATGGGATCATTGGTTATCACTTCGCCGGATGCAATCGGCACTAATACCGCTGATGCCTGGAACTTTGTGGCCGATGCAGAAGAAATCATGTTCTCACGCGAACTTAACCGCGACATGGGGACATCGTACTTCTTCAACCCACAGGACTACAAAAAGGCGGGTTATGACCTGACCAAGCGTGATATCTTCGGGCGCATCCCTGAAGAAGCATACCGCGATGGCACCATTCAGCGTCAGGTCGCTGGCTTCGATGATGTCCTGCGCTCTCCGAAACTTCCTGTGCTGACCAAATCCACCGCAACTGGTATCACTGTATCCGGCGCTCAGTCCTTCAAGCCTGTCGCATGGCAACTGGATAACGATGGCAACAAAGTTAACGTTGATAACCGTTTTGCTACCGTCACCCTGTCTGCAACTACCGGCCTGAAACGCGGAGACAAAATTTCGTTTGCTGGCGTGAAGTTCCTCGGTCAGATGGCTAAGAACGTGCTGGCGCAGGACGCGACTTTCTCCGTGGTCCGTGTTGTTGACGCTACTCACGTTGAAATTACGCCGAAGCCAGTTGCGCTGGATGATGTTTCCCTGTCTCCTGAGCAACGCGCCTACGCCAACGTTAATACCTCGCTGGCTGATGCAATGGCAGTGAACATTCTGAACGTTAAAGACGCTCGCACTAATGTGTTCTGGGCTGACGATGCTATTCGTATCGTGTCTCAGCCGATTCCGGCTAACCATGAACTTTTTGCAGGTATGAAAACTACCTCATTCAGCATCCCTGATGTTGGCCTGAACGGTATCTTCGCTACGCAGGGGGATATTTCCACCCTGTCCGGCCTGTGCCGTATTGCGCTGTGGTACGGCGTAAACGCGACACGACCGGAAGCAATAGGTGTTGGCCTGCCTGGTCAGACTGCGTAACTAACAGGGGCTGCGGCCCCTTTCTTTATGGAGTGGCTATGAAAATAGCAACCTATAAGCCCGGTGGAAGCATCATGGTATGGGGCGTCATGGCTCAGATGAAGGTCATCGACTCCAGCGAACTTCCGGAATATGTCAAAGATGGCTGGCTTGATCATCCATCAAAGCTGCTGCCCGTGGAAGCAGATGATGTTAAGCCACGCAAAGGCCGCAAGCCTAAGGCGGTAAGCGATGCAGATAAAGACTAAAGGCGATCTGGTAAGGGCGGCGCTGCGTAAGTTGGGAGTGGCATCAGATGCAACTCTCACTGATATCGAACCTCAGTCTATGCAGGATGCTGTTGACGACCTTGAAGCGATGATGGCTGAGTGGTATCAGGACGGAAAGGGCATCATCACCGGCTATGTATTCTCAGATGATGACAATCCTCCCGCTGAAGGTGATGATCACGGTCTTCGCTCAAGCGCAGTCAGCGCAGTATTCCACAATCTGGCCTGCAGAATCGCTCCGGATTATGCGCTTGAGGCTACCGCCAAAATTATCGCAACCGCTAAATATGGGAAGGAACTTCTCTATAAGCAGACCGCCATCGCCAGAGCTAAACGAGCGCCTTACCCGTCACGTATGCCAACTGGCAGTGGAAACAGTTTCGCCAATCTGAACGAATGGCATTATTTCCCCGGAGAGCAGAATGACGATTCAACAACTCCCCATGATGAAGGGAATGGGTAAAGACTTCAAGAACGCCGATTATATCGACTATCTGCCAGTGAATATGCTGGCAACACCCAAAGAAATCCTTAACAGCAGCGGCTATCTCCGCTCATTCCCTGGCATTACCAAACGTTATGATATGAACGGCGTATCGCGTGGAGTTGAGTACAACACCGCTCAGAATGCTGTTTATCGTGTTTGTGGTGGCAAGCTCTACAAAGGAGAAAGCGAAGTTGGTGATGTTGCCGGAAGTGGTCGCGTATCAATGGCACATGGACGCACATCACAGGCGGCAGGTGTTAATGGTCAACTGGTAGAGTATCGTTATGATGGCACGGTTAAAACCGTCTCAAACTGGCCTACAGACAGCGGATTCACGCAGTATGAGTTAGGGTCAGTCCGTGACATTACTCGCTTACGTGGGCGTTATGCGTGGTCAAAAGACGGCACTGATTCATGGTTTATCACTGACCTCGAAGATGAATCGCATCCTGACCGCTACAGTGCAGAATATCGCGCAGAATCGCAGCCGGACGGCATCATTGGCATCGGAACGTGGCGAGACTTTATCGTCTGCTTTGGTTCATCGACGATAGAGTATTTCTCCCTGACAGGCGCAACCACCGTTGGCGCTGCGTTGTATGTCGCACAGCCATCGTTAATGGTACAGAAGGGCATTGCCGGAACATACTGCAAAACGCCGTTCGCTGATTCATACGCCTTTATCAGTCATCCGGCTACTGGCGCACCTTCCGTCTACATCATCGGGTCAGGGCAGGCTTCACCAATTGCGACCGCCAGTATTGAGAAGATTATCCGTTCATACACAGCTGAAGAACTGGCGACGGGTATAATGGAAACTTTGCGCTTCGATTCTCATGAGCTTCTGATTATTCATCTCCCGCGTCATGTGCTGGTTTACGATGCCTCATCAAGCCAGAACGGGCCGCAATGGTGCGTACTGAAAACAGGTTTATACGATGATGTATATCGTGCTGTCGACTTCATGTATGAAGGCAACCAGATTACGTGCGGCGATAAATCAGAAGCAGTGACAGGACAACTGCAATTTGACATTAGTAGCCAGTACGAAAAACAACAAGAGTTCATCTTGTTCACGCCAATCTTCAAAGCAGAGAACGCCAGATGCTTCGACCTCGAAGTTGAATCATCCACTGGTGTTGCTCAATACGCTGACCGCCTGTTCCTGTCTGCAACCACAGACGGAATCAATTACGGTCGCGAACAGATGATTGAGCAGAATGAGCCGTTTGTGTACGACAAGAGAGTTTTATGGAAGCGTGTAGGTCGTATTCGTCGATTAATCGGATTCAAACTGCGGGTAATCACAAAATCACCAGTAACACTATCCGGGTGTCAAATTCGTCTGGAGTAACATATGGCAGACCCGTCACTTAATAAGCCTGTCGTGGTTCAGGCTACACGCATTGATGCATCTATTCTCCCTCGCAACATATTCAGTCAGTCTTACCTTCTGTATGTCATAAATCAGGGTACTGATGTTGGCTCCATTGCAGAAAAGGCAAATCAGGCAGGAGGCGGTGCTTATGATGCGCAGGTCAGAAATGATGAGCAGGATTTAATTCTTGATGAGCACGAAAAAAGAATTACAAAAACAGAAGAGGATATTTCAGGAATAAAAGTAAAGCTTCTTGAAATAGAGAATGATGTTAATGGTCTGAAAATAAAAGTTCAGGATATCGACGGTAAGGTATCAGAGATAATCGTTGATTATGTTTCACTCAGCAGAACAGGAACTCAAACTCTTGCCTCATCCCTTAACGTATCAGGAAGTTATTCTGTTAACGGTACAAAAGTTGTTGGCGCTCGCCAGACTGGATGGACCGCGGCAACAGGTACGGCGGATAAAGGCGTATTCAATGCTGACCTGACATTCACCGTTAGCGATACTTATACGCAATCTGAAATCCAGGCTATAGCCAATGCTCTAATTGCTGAGCGTCGGCGCACTAAGGCTTTGGAAGACGCCTTGCGTGCACATGGGTTGATTGATTAATGATTACATTCACTCCCACCCGAAACATCGACCTGATAGAAACGGTCGGCAACCATCCCGACATCATCGCCGGGAGTAACAACGGTGACGGATACGACTACAAGCCTGAGTGCCGTTACTTCGAGGTGAACGTGCACGGGCAGTTTGGCGGCATTGTGTATTACAACGAGATTCAGCCGCTGACTTTCGATACACACGCTATGTATTTGCCAGAGGCGAGAGGGTTTAGTTTTGATATCGCGATGGAGTTCTGGCGATACATTCTGGCAAATACTAACTTCGCATGTGTCGTCTCTTACGCCGCCAGAAAATTTCGTCATGGTCAGATGTATTGCGCAATGATTGGCCTGAAGCGAGTTGGCACCATCCGTAAATACTTCAAAGGCGTCGATGACGTGACGTTTTACAGCGCTACCCGCGAAGAAATCCAGGAATTCCTCTCCCGTCATTCACGATAGGTAACAACATGCTAATTTTTCAAATAGCGAGTAAACATCTCGATAATCGCCTGTACCTGAAAGGCGGTAAGGGTGGCTCAGATGGTGGGGCAAAGGCCGCTGCTAATGCGCAAAAGTATGCCGCAGACCTGCAAAACCAGCAGTTCAACACCATCATGAACAACCTGAAGCCGTTTACTCCTCTGGCAGATAAGTATATCGGCAGTCTTGAAGGTTTATCGTCTCTCGAAGGTCAGGGGCAGGCGCTTAATAATTACTATAACTCCCAACAATACCAGGACCTTGCGGGGCAGGCTCGCTATCAGAATCTGGCAGCAGCAGAAGCAACGGGGGGGCTGGGTTCTACAGCGACCAGTAACCAGCTTTCAGCAATCGCCCCAACACTTGGTCAGCAATGGCTGTCAGGTCAGATGAATAACTATCAGAACCTTGCAAATATTGGCCTTGGCGCGCTTCAGGGGCAGGCAAACGCCGGGCAGACATATGCCAATAACATGAGCCAGATTTCACAACAGAATGCAGCTCTCGCCGCGGCAAATGCTAACAGGCCATCAGGGCTACAAACGGCAATCAGTGGTGGTGCTTCAGGGGCGATGTCTGGTGCTGCTCTTGGCTCTATTGTTCCCGGACTTGGTACTGGATTAGGTGCGGCAATTGGCGGTGGTCTTGGTCTGCTTGGCTCGTTGTTTTAAGGGGTAATCAATGGCTACGTGGCAACAGGGTATTAATTCTGGTGGTTTTCTGGCTGGCATTGGTGCGCAAAACGAGAATGCGCCAAAGGCAAGCGACATTAACGCAACGCTTGGCCTGATTCGCGAAAACAATGATTTGGCTCGCTCAGGCGCTAATAATGTGGCTTTAACAGGGCTGCGTGGTCTGGCTGGCGTTGCTGATATTTATAAGCAGGAACAGCAACAGAAAGCGCTAAACGCATTCAACCAGGTTCATGCCAACGCATGGGCTACTGGTGACAATTCAGGACTCATCAAGTTCGCGCAGGAAAACCCGGCGTTTGTTGCGCAGGCGCAACAGGCGTTTTCCGGTCTTAATGAGCAGCAGCGTAACGATATGGGCGATTTAGCTATGAGGGCTAACGTCGCTCTTTCTCAGGGGCCGGAAGCCTACAGTAAATTCATTACTGATAACAAGGACAGGTTAAACCGTGTTGGCGCTAATCCGGACTGGATGATACAGACTGGAGCGCAGAATCCAGAACAGCTATCACACATGCTGACTACGATGTCCCTCGGTGCGCTTGGACCCGAAAAGGCGTTTGCTGTTCAGGACAAGTTGACAGGTCGCGAGATTGACCGAGGTCGACTTGCTGAGACAATCCGCAGCAATCAGGCCGGAGAAGCACTTCAGGCGAGAGGCCAAAACCTTTCCTATCAGTCAGCAATGACTGGACACGGACTTGCAGCAGAAAGACTGGCACTGGATAAACAGAAATTCGGTTTTGAAGTACAACAGGCACAAAAGAAGGCCGATGAACTTATTAATGCTGCGCCAAAACTATCCGTGAACATGGAAAAGACTATAGAAAAATCAGCAGGTGATGCGGCAGCTAGTCGTAATGCTGCCGATTCAATGACAACGCTCGCTGACACGCTGGAGAAGGAGAAGCCAACTCCTGGTTTGTTCGGTAACGCTGAAAATATGTTCTCTAAGCTTACGGGGCAAGATAACTACCTCCGAGATATGCGGATTAGATTCAACCAACTAGCCAATGCGCAGGCAACCAAGCTTCTCCCTCCCGGCCCTGCATCAGATAAGGATATTGAGTTTGCAAGGAAAGGCATTCCAAGCGAAACGGATAATCCAATGGTCATGGCTAGATGGTTAAGGGGTATGGCAAAAATGGAAAGTAATAACGCGAAGTTCAACGAGTTTAGGTCAGAGTGGATGAGTGCAAACGGCAGCCCAGGACAATCTGATCGCAACCGAAACATCATGGGGATGGATGTTAAGAAGGGTGAATCATTGAACTCTGCGGCAAAACGTTTTCTTTCCTCAAGTTATGGCGATAGCCAACCTCAACAGCAATTGTCCGATGACGAATTAATTAGCAAATATCTCGGAGGGCAGTAATGGCCTATAGTCGCGAACAGTTGATGACGGCGTTAAGGAATGCTGATGCTGCCGGTGATACTGAGGGTGCACGTCGCATTGCTCAGATGCTGTCTTCTGGTGATCAATCCACTCAAAACCAATCGCAGCCAGAAGAACAATCTCTGGTAGGAAAAGCTACTGACTGGCTCACTGGTGGTCAAAGTGTAGGGCAAATTGCAGAACAAGCTGGTCGTGGTCTGGTAAACATCCCATTTGACGTATTGCAGGGTGGCGCAAGTCTGATTAATGCAATCAGTCAGGGGCTTGGTGGGCCAAAAGTTTTGGATGATGTTTATCGTCCCATTGACCGCCCGACAGATCCCTATGCTCAGACGGGAGAGGCTATAGGAGGGTATTTGGCTCCATTTGGAGCGGCGGCAAAAACCGCCGGGGTGGTAGAGAAATCGCCGGGAGTGATCAATTCCGTTAGTAATAACATCAACATGTTAACGGGGTCTCTGGCTGAAGCAGGGAATCAGGATGGTGATTTTGCTGATAACGCGCTGAAAAATTATGCTGTCAACCTCGGAGCGCAGGGCCTTCTTTCTGGGGCGGCCAAGGCAGTGGGACGAGGTGTTACGGCATTTCGAGGAGAAATGGCACCGGAGTCTAGGAAGGTAATCGATACGGCGGAGGGGATGGGTATCACTCCAATGACCTCGGATATGATTAAGCCAGGCAATGCCTTTACTCGCGGTATTCAGCAGGATGCTGAGGGCTCTTTACTCGGAACAGGTGCAAAGCGAGCTGAGCAGTATGCAAAAAGAAGTCAGTTAGTTAAAAACCAGCTTGATAAATATGGTGAGTATAGTCCATCAGTTATAATGGACGACCTATACGGATCTTTGAAGTCAAGGAAGGATTCAGCCGGAGGAGTTATTGAAGATATAACAACCAAAATGGGGAGTACGCCAGTTGACACATCAAATTCCATTAAGGTTATCGATAACGTACTTGCTAGGGCAAACAGGCTTGGGAAGACGGCAAATAAGGATTTGATTCGGGGGCTGTCTGATTTGCGAGAAGAGCTTTCGAAGCCAGATATAGATTTTGGTTTATTGAGAGAGCAGCGGTCAGCCTTGAGGGAAAGCATTCAGGGAAATGCCATGGTTTTTCCAAATAGCGCTAAAGCTGCAACTGATGCTGTAGAGAAGGCAATGGGGGCGGATCTGAGGAATAACGCAGCACGATATTTGGGGGCCGGAGAGGCTGCCAGATACGTTAAAGCAAATTCTGACTACTCCAATGTCTTCAATAAGGTTCTCAATAAAAGGATTGCCAACAATCTCAATAAGGCAAAAAAAGAGTTTACTCCAGAGTTAATAAACAGCGTTGTCTACAGCAGAAAACCATCAGATATTAAGAGGATATGGCCCGCCCTTAGCGAAGATGGAAAGAACGCTATGCGTGCTGCCTACATCAGTAAGATTGCGGAAAAAGCAGAAGACTCGCCAGCAAAATTCCTTACCGAGTTAAATAAGTTGAAATCGCAATCTGACGGACAGATCTATAACACGATATTTAGCGGTCGCCACATGAAGGAACTGGATGCACTTCAAGGTGTTCTTTCGCAAACCGCAAGGTCGGATGCAGCTAACGTGGTAACTCAGACAGGCCAGTCTCAAGCTAATAGATTAAGAATGATTGGCGGCATTGCTACTCTTGGTATGTCATTGGGCTTGGAGGGCGCATTTGGCACATTGATGCGCCTGTATGAGTCAAAGCCCGCTCGCAATATGCTTCTCCGCCTTGCAAACACCAAGCCTGGAACACCTACATATGAGCGAGCACTGAATCAGGCTGCTACGGCTGTAAGGCCACTACTGGCTAATCAGGAAACACAGCAGTGACTAAAGGCCATGGATGGCGATTAGATGAAAACTTTAATAGTCAACAAAACCAAACAAATTGAGATAACTATTAAGTAGGTTACCATTTGCTTGCCTACGCTCAAATGAGTAGAAAGAGAATGACCTATTGATTTTATTGATGTATCTAGGTCTTTTAATTCCACCTTGTCATCATCGTCGCTAAATATGTCAATTTCATCCGGTTCGGAATCACTTTTAGCATGATTCTCACTTGGTGATTTTGATGACGAGATTCGAGTAAGCACTGCAAAGTTCTCATCATCTCTCTTTGGCTTGATGATATACGTGGTGGGCCAAACGCCGGCCATGCTATCTAGCCAGCTAGCGTAAGCTGGAAAATGTATGCTTAGATCGATAAAGTCATCACCACTGCTTAATTTTTCAAATATCTGAGAGAAGCTTTCAGAATTCAGGTTCAAAGATATGGAAAGTGAGTTATCACCTTGCTTGAATGAGTATTCTCTTTTTTCATTCTCGTCATCAAATAAAACTCTCCGCAATAAATATTCTGCGTCTCGTCATCGATAATTTCACGGATTGAGACCTGAATAGTAGATGGGCTAACAGCCACCATCTTTCCATCTTTGTTAGTTATGCAATAAATGCGATCTGAAACAGAGTCCATATCGATGCTTGCTTTTATGTACCGACTTAAGGAAATCGATTTTTCAAACATTTCAATGTGGTGGGTATAATCTCCACGTTTCAATGGTTCAACATCAAACTTATGCCTAGCAACACCACAACTTGTGACAGCTACAACATCACTAGATGACATGGATAAAGAGGCCATACTGTATTCATAATCGGGGTGAGCGTTATCTTGTTGAACGCTATCCTCCGGAGTCAATCCGCCCTTGTCATCAACCATAATCGCGCTACCAAATATCATACACCAACCTCCCTAGTTTTGTGCAGGATACCATGATGGAGCCGCAAGTAGGAGCAAAGCTAGCTGTAGATGATAGAACGGTGATTGCAGGTTGACACCATGTATCGTAGACTTAACCTAAGGGGTATCCCTCAGGAGGAGTCATGAGCAATATTTTTATCGCAAACTTTGATGGAGTCAGCGTTCGATTTGTGAACATTGAAGACGACGTCTTTGTTTCGCAAAATGACTTTGTCTGTGCCATTAAACGATGCTTAACAGATGATATGAAGCATCTTGCTGACTTGATCGTGTCTGGTGGTGTGAAAATCTTAGGTGATGGTCAAGATAGTCGTTCAGCAATACTCGGTGATAGCGTAATTGGGCCAGCTATTCACTTTCATGCTTTGGGGAATTTCATCACTTCGTTTGTTGAGTTGACTGACGTTGATAACCCCTCATTAAGAGAGAGTTGTTATCGCATGAATAGCCTGGTTCAATGGTATTCCTTGGCTTTGTCAGAAGCGGATGAGTATTTTGGGCGAGATGTTGCAGACTTACTCGGCTCCGTTAAGCGTAGACTAGATCGCATAACCCCTCCGTACATCGTAAATATTTACCATGACAATGAGGTGTGGGTTGCTACTTGTGATGATTTGGGGTTGGTTACCGAAGCCACAGATTACGAGTCCTTAACTGAGAGAGTATGGGAAGTTGCAGAAGATCTGCTAGATGAAAATGATATTGACCAGCCATTCGAAACATTGCGCCTTTCATTTGTACAGAATCAGGTTGCTGATGACAGGATGGCGCTATAGACAATGGGACAAGGACTTTATCCGGAACTGAAGGAGATCCTGCTCGCATACGAATGTTTATTTGTTCGACAGGGGAAAGGTAGCCATGAGATATGGCGAAGTCCTATCACGAACAAAGCATTCAGTGTTCCATTTACAATAGTTTCAAGGCATACGGCTAACGCAATTCTTCGCCAGGCAGGAATAAACAAGAAAATTTAACCCACCTTCAGGTGGGTTTTTATAAGGAGTAATCATGATTTACCCATCAAACAACCCACCAGTTTGCCTGATTGGATACCAGCCTTGCAGTTTTTATGGAATTAATTATGCCATGCTCAAGAGCCTTGTTAGCATCCAAAATGGTCGAGTCTGCTATCAGGGATGCCCACCCAATATGGGTTCCGATGTCGATATTGAACGTCTCAACGAAGCGATCAAAATCGTTATCGAGGCATTTCCCGTACTCTCTCAATCTGGCATGGTCGGCGGCTGGGGTGGAAAAGCCCCATAATAGAGGATGTAACAGGAATCTTGATAATGGGTTTGCGAAACGTTCTGAGCCAGCTAGGAAAACGATATTAGCTATGGATTCAACATTGCTTATGTTGTGAGTTCTAACGGTAACAGGGAGTGACTTAAGAAAGTTATACGCAGTAAAGCCCGCGGCAGTTTCCCCTCCCTGACTTGATATATGGATATTTAATTCAGTTGCGCCTTGAGATAATGCGGTGAGACAGTGGTTCTGAAGTTGCCCAACAGTGGCGGTGTTAACGGGGCATAAGAAATGAATTGTGTGCAGCATTATTTTCATCCTTACCATACATGGTCTTTAGCGTCTCAACATCGTGTTCAAGATCTATCAATCGTGATGCTATAGTTGCAAGGTCTAGTGCTTGAATGTGTTTATTTTTTTCGGTCCATGCTTCAAGTGCCGCGACCATCTCAGCATTTAATGAACGAGAATTAGCCTCAGCCAGTTCAATAAGACGTTCCTTTATCTCTACAGGAAGCCTCAGATTCACTTGAGGGTTTTTGTACTTACGATCAGACATCGGCGCATCCTGAATAATTTTTTACCACAGGATATGTAGGTATCTATTGACTATCAATGCGTACCTAAATACTATGTATGCGTACCGCATACAACGGAGGATGCAATGAAGGTAAAAACACTGCGTATGCCAGAGAAGCTGGAAAAAATTCTTGAAGAAAAAGCAAAGGAAGAGTGTCGTTCATTCAGCGCAGAAGTAATTAAACGGGTGCTGGACAGCTTGAAGAGAGAGGGGATAACGGCATGAGGATCTCTTATATAAATTGTGATTTCTGTCATGTCTCCACATTGACAGATAAAGAAGCAGTTATGTTCACAAATATTGATCGCAAAGCTCTTGGTGGTAAAGAAATTCATATCTGTAACAAGTGCATTGTGGATGCTTGGGAAGCACTGGGTGGTAAAGATAAGAATTTTCATCTCAGAGCAACTGTAGAGGGTAGGAAATTTAAAGAAGCAAAAAGTTGAAGCCCCAACTGCTGTAACAGTCAGGGCTTCGGTATCAACAAAACTTACGAGGTATTATTGATATGTCAATCTTAGCAAAGTCAACTGTAAATTGCACTAATAGCATCATCATTTCTGACGTCAAGATTCATATGGATTCAGAGGGTCGTTACTCGCTTAATGACCTGCACAAGGCATCAGGTAAAGAGCGTCGTCATGAGCCTGCTGCGTGGCTGCGACTCGAACAAACCAATGAGTTAGTTCAAGAAATTCTAAATACACAGATGTGTGTATTTAAAAATGGCGATAACTTTAATTCTTCAGAATCGCAGATTAAGAAGCCAATGGACTCTAAGAAGGGTCGCTACGGAGGAACCTACGTTTGCAAAGAACTGGTTTACTCCTACGCCATGTGGATTAGCGCAGCCTTTGCGCTGAAGGTTATCCGTGCATATGACGCAATGGTTACTGCCACACAAGAGAGGAAGGCTATTGGAGGTAAAACTTCAGTAGCTGAACGCACACCGCTACGAGATGCAGTAAACATGCTGGTAGGAAAGAAAGGACTTCGCTATGACGATGCATACAATATGGTTCATCAGCGTTTTGGTATTGACAGTATTGATGAACTTTCAATTGAACAAATCCCGCTGGCCGTAGAGTATATCCACAGGGTAGTGCTTGAAGGCGAATTCATCGGCAAACAAGAGAAGAAAACCAACGAACTTTCTGCAAAAGAAGCAAACAGCCTTGTATGGTTATGGGATTATGCCAACCGTTCGCAGGCATTATTCCGTGAACTGTATCCTGCAATGAAACAGATTCAATCTAACTATTCCGGCAAATGCTACGACTACGGTTATGAGTTATCGCATGTCATCGAAATGGCGAGAGACGTTTTAATCAATCACACGTGAGATGTTGATATTAATGAACCTGACGGACCGACAAATCTTTCCGCATAGATGAGACTTAAGGATAAAGAGCTTCCACCTTCATTACATCGCTACTGACAGATAACCAACACAATGACCCAGCTACGGCTGGGTTTTTTTATGCCCAAAGCTCACCGCAGCCACTCAGCGGAGATGGCCTTGATGGATAGCACTACGAAATTTTCGTAGTTCAAAAACCAAACAAAAATTCACCGTAGCTACGCTGCGGCAATTCCTTGCATCTGGAGAAAACTAAATGACAGATATCACTGCAAACGTAGTTGTTTCTAACCCTCGTCCAATCTTCACTGAATCCCGTTCGTTTAAAGCTGTTGCTAATGGGAAAATTTACATTGGTCAGATTGATACAGATCCGGTTAATCCTGCCAATCAGATACCCGTATACATTGAAAATGAGGATGGCTCTCACGTCCAGATTGCTCAGCCGCTAATTATCAACGCAGCCGGTAAAATCGTATACAACGGCCAATTGGTGAAAATTGTCACCGTTCAGGGTCATAGCATGGCTATCTATGATGCCTATGGTTCTCAGGTTGATTATATTGCTAACGTATTGAAGTACGATCCAGATCAACTAAAGGAACAACTTTCTTCTCCATACGGTTATCAATACATTGGTGGTGATCTAAAATCTTACGGGGCTGATATTACTGGTAATATATCGTGTAGTGATTATCTTGATGACATGCTTAAAGACGGCTCTTTTGTAGTGAATTCAGGGAAGTATTTAATTACCAGGCCACATAATATAGATGTCTCACTGCTGGAACGGTTGCACATTGGCCCTGATGTAGAGTTCATTATCCGCAGCAACATAGATGGGTTGATATTTAAAAACGTTCTTACTGATGTCATCGGAAACGGAATGAGGATAACTGTCGATATTCCAGGTGGTGGATACACACGTATCGCATTAACAATTAGAGGTACAAAATACTATACCGCACCGGCAAATCTTGGCAGGTTAACTCAAAAGACAAAATTTGGACCATTCTATATTTTTAACCGCCAGGGAGCAGTAAAACAAGAAGTTGCTACATCTCCTGTTATGGATGAAGGATATGGTTTTTCTATAGATTGCAACTCAACTGATGAAGAGGTTTTGATTTTTAATGAAATAGATGTATCTTCAACAGGTTTTACTGTTGCTCACTCCATTGGTGTTGGTACAAATGAGTTAAACTTTATATCTTCACTAGATTTAAATTTATCTTCATGGTTCTCAACCTATCACTTCCGCGATACAAGTTTACCAACCTCTTCAGGTAATGTATCATCGGGAATTGGAGATATTCTAATAAGATTAAAATCGCAGCCTCATCCTCAAATGAGTAAAATTGTTCACATGGAACACGCTCCAGGAGTGATGAATCACTGTAGATTTCATCTTACCATATGGGATGCAAATGTATTTGATTTCAGAAAGGGGGTTATTGATGCATCAATAAGCAATATCTATTCTAATTCAGTTGAGACAAAATCTTATCCACTAACTCGCGCTCTTAACATTGTTGATGGAAGTTTATTTCCGATAGTTAACTATACAAGTAAGATTCAGGCCTCAGATGTTCTATTCAGCTCAGATTCTGAACTTGCAAAATATTTATATTTATCAACTGTAACTCCGTCAATGTCTGTAATTGAAGCATGCAACGCCATTAAAGCATGGTGCAATGAGAACAATGTGCGTAATGATTTTGAATTCAGGATACAACTTATTAACTCCACACCTGATATCAAACAATTATTCAATCCGTGGCTTAGTGCAATTGGTCAGGATAATGGGTTCTTTAAAATAAATGCAACGTATTATAATGGTGTTATAAATTCCATTATCGCAGATTGGCATAGCGACATTTATGTTAGCGGAGGGACTAGGGAGCATCATGTTATTCAGTGGACTGGCAATAGTAATTATATTGTACATCAGGTAGTTGAATTTTCTTCCGGTAAAACCGAAGATATTAAATCACGACACGACAGAGCAATTATTGGTCTTTGCTCGTATGATACAGTATTTAAAGTTCCGGTGTGGTGGGGAGGAGATGGCAACTACTATAAAGCTGATGGTTCTGTTGCGTATACTGTATAA